AATTGTTTTAAAATTGTCAAATCTATTTAGTTCTTCAGGGCAGTAATTATCTGCTGTTATTACTCTGCGATACTGAATATTAGGATGATCTTTTATAACAGTTTTAGTTTGTCGCAGCCAATTTCCAAAAAATGTAGCACTGTCTCTTGACTTTTTGTAATTCATAGTATCGGCATATACGTTATTGAATTTTTTGCCGTCATCTATGCCTTTGTAATCAAATCCTAAAATATAGATAATGCGGTAGTCATGCTGACTAGCAAGCCATAATGCAGTAGGTCCTGAACTCCAGCCTTTTGCAGGATGAAAAAAGTTAAGATTGTGAAACTTAGAAAAAGATCTATTAGGATTTGTCCATACTTCGTTTCGATGTTGATAACCACTTTTGGCTATTTCTGCTACCATTTTTACATCAACAGCTACAAGATAGTCAGGATTGTGTGTACGGTACAGTGCGTTACAGCCGTAAACTCTGCCACAATTTTGTAATTCGTTTACTTCTATGCCTTTGCGGCTTGTGCCGTTTCCTAACACAAATGCACAACTATTGTTAGTTGATTTTTTTTCTAGGTGAGTATCTGATTCGAAGGTGGTTACAAAAGATTCTTTCTTTTTTTCCGAGCGGCGCTGTTCTCTGATTTGTTGCCACTCTGATTTTGTGTATTGACTTTTGTCAATCTTGGCCATTTAGATAGCGCCTTCCTCTCCCTGCGCAGCAATACCGTACATCTGGCGTACAAAGTCTAGTTCTTTTTCTTTTTCTCTAACATGAATTTCAGCTGACTTTCTTACACGATTAATCTGTTTAAGAGTAAGACGAGTCTTTCTTGTATCATCCATAGACACTATGCTATCATCATATACAGGATCATACCTGTCGTTTTCACCAGGTTCCATGGTCTGTCTATCAAAGTAAAAGATTTCTCTAAGTATCATGGTAGTATTTATTACGGTGAAGGAGATCCGCCTTCGGGTGGTTGTGCGCCTGTTTCGTCGCCTAGTCCGGTGTCGGTAGCTGTGTCAACGCCTTCCCCTTCTGCTGTGCCGCCTTCGCCTTCTTCTGCAGGTGCTTCATCTTCAAGTCCGCCTAGATCGTCTGATATACCTGCGGAACTTACACCAGCGCCTCGCATTTCTGCAGCAGCGTCAGAAGGAGCAGCATCCGTTTCTTCTTCGTTTTCTTCGCGCCATAGTTTTTCATTCTCAGCAAGTTCTTCGTCACTTAATCCCAAGAAGCGTTTAAGAGCAAATCTATTTGAAATATAAGGAATAGCTGACATCTGAGTAAATGTAGGCACACGAGAGTTGTCAAGTTCTGCCTGTCTATAAGAAGCAAAGTTCTGCGGCGGTTCGAACTGAAGGTCAAACATGTTGGTGTCAATGTTTACACCTTTTTCTAGCAAATAGCGTTTAAATTCTTCATTAAAGCCTTCTATAAGCAGACCTTGCAGTCTTTCACAGTAGGTGTTGAATCTCAATTCCTGAATATATGCAGTGCCTACTCTGCCGTCATTGTATGAAGAAGCACCATCTTCTGCACCTGTTGGCAGATAAGAAGAAGGTATGCGGAGACCGCGCACGAGTTTGTTAGTAAAATATCTCAAGTCATCTATTTCACCAAGGTTTGTGCCGCCTGGCAGTGTTTCAACTTTTGATCCTCTACCTTCTGCTGTTTGAGGGAAGAAGTAATCTTCGTTTGTACTAAGCGGATTGTATGCGGAGTCTATGACGTTAGCACCGCCGCCTGTAGCAGAAGGAATTCTTCTCTGATGTATTTCTGTTTTTACTCTTTCTACGAACTGCATTGCCAAGTGAGATGGCATATTACCAACGTCTACATAGAACACTCTGCGTTCTGGCGCACGCTGCACACGATAGATTATGATAGCATCTTCTAAGAGTTCTTTCTGTTTATAGACTTTGAATATGGTTTCTAGCAGTGAATTACCAAATGGATAGTTAGAATCTAGTCCTTCTGATAGACTAAGGTGTAACACATGTTTGGCGTCTATACTCGATTCGCCTTTTTCCAGTTGAAATCTTGACCCTGCTTGCGAAGGATAGGATCCAACCATGCCTCTTACACCGCCTTCTATATAGCCCGAGCCGCCGCCTAGTATATTACCATTTGTTTCTACTGGCGTAGTTGCTACTAGATCTTTGAAATTGAAGTTAATATCTTCAATAACATACTGTTCTGGTATTTTGCCTTCTGACTCATTTACTATTATGCGTTTTATCTTAGCAGGCTCAATGTGAAACAATCTTTTAGTTTCTGGATCTCTTAGGAAAACTTCGTCACCGTATTTGAATACATTTCGAACAACTCTAAAGATTCTTGTTTCCATCTTCTGCAGTTTGTACCACTGCTTGAGATACTGTGAAAGAATCTGAATTTCTGAAGAAGTTGCTTCCTTGTTAAACTCAAATCTAAACGCAGTTCCGTTTTGGTCATTGGGTTGAGTGCAGAATTCTGCTAGAATGTCTAAAGCAGCGTTTACTTCAGAATCAAGATCCATGGTATTGTAATGACCATAGCGTTCTATTCTGTTAGGTGACCCTGTATAAACATCAGGTAGATAGGAATTATAATTAGAACTAGCAGGGCCTGCCTGCATAGAGGACTGGCCTGCTAATGGACTGTAAGCACCTTCCTGATTGTCTCCTGTCTGCACAGGTTGAAAATATTTTTTCCAGCTCATTAAGAAGGTGCTCCGTACATAAGATTACCAGAACGGGTTGCGTTGAGTTGTTTTTTAGTCATGCCGTTTGATTCCATCAGCACAGTTAAAATGCTGTCCATTGTGGTATTTAATTGATCTATCTTGCTATCAAGACTGATATTGGCATTTGGTGCTGTAGAATTATTGCTTGAATTATTAAATGGATTCAGTCTGTCAAGAAAGCTCTGATCCCCATCTAGCTGTTTGTTAATTTCTTCTAGCTGTTCTGCCATCTTTTCAAAAGATCTAGTAGCTCTGTCGATTTCTCTGTATTCTAACTGAATGCTGTTGAAATCCTGTTCGAGACTTGCTACAGATTCTCCTAGTGTGTTTACCTGTGGAGTAAAACCTACAAGGCGTTCTAAACTAGCTAAATGTGCATCGCTAACTCGAGGGACTTGTGATTCTGCTTGTAAATTTTGTGCCTGGTCCGCGTTATCCTGTTCTTTGTCACCGCCGAAGAGATGATGTCCTACAAACTGCCCTAAATCGCTGCCGGCTAGGTAACCTCCTAGACCGCCTACACCGCCACCAAGCACTCCGCCTATTGCGGTGCCTACTCCTGGAAGCAAAGCAGTTCCTATTGCTGCTCCTAGACCGGCACCTACTTTTCCGCCTGCTACCATTCCGCCTATGCCACCTGCTGTGCCTCCGACATCTGTTGCTTTTTCTTGCGCTGTGGCGTCTTTATCTGAAAGAGTGAGAGCAGTGTCGCCCACTGCCAACAGAGCAGTAAGAGCAGTTCCAATATATGGTAACTTTCTTCCTATTCCTTTTAATGCTCCTGTAAATCTACCTGAGCGTTTTGACCTATTATTTCTATCGTCGTCATCGAGGTTAATCGGTTTTCCGTTTTTGTCTAGAATCGTTGAGGTTCCAGCAGCAGCAGTAGTAGTCCCAGAAGTTGCGCCGGCACTATTTTTTCCTCTGATACGGTCAATTCCTTTCTTACCAGCGACACCAAGGCCAAGGGCTCCTGCGCCTCCCAATATTGTATCAAGATTTGAAATTCCTAGATATGCTGCTGCTGATTTCATTGGATTTCCTACAATAGTGTCTAATAAATTATCAAGACCTTCACTACTTGCAAGTCTATCAAACTGCGTAGTTAATTTGTCTAGAATAGGTTCTAAATTATTTTCCACCAAAGGATTGACTAGATTGTCCATCAGCTTAATTCGAGTGTCTACAAGAGCTGTTTGAAAACGTGCCATTGTGTCTACTTCGTCATCTGTCTCAAAATCATAGGCATTTCTAATTCTTTCTGACATTGCTTCAGTATCAAGGCGTATTTGGCCGCCAACGTTTTCAAGAGCAGAACCTATTAGAGCCATACCTGGTTCAGTTTGTTCTGCCATCGTTCCGGCTATACCGCTAGGATCAAGTGCACCTACTCTCAGCAATGGATCTAATCTGTTCTGAACTGTTGCTATATCTTCTGCTAATCTAACCATTCTATCTGTTGTATTAGCGGAAAACTGAGTAAAGGTTACACGATCGTCACGAACTGTGTTCATAGAACGACTAAGTTCTTGATATACCTCCTGCTGTGTCGAGGCAAAAATTTGGGCGTCTCGCGTAAGCGGAGGCATTCCTAAAAACTGAGCTTTAACTGCATTGACTGCCTCTGGACCTACAAGAGCAGCTTCCTGAACCAAACGATCCAGTTTTTTCTGACCTTGATCAGACAGCCTTAAACGTTCTCGTTGGAACGCAGTATCCATTTGAGCTTGCGCAATTCTATCCTGCTGTGTTTTTAAATCTTCTCCGGTAAGTTTGCTAAGAGCTAGCATATTTTTTGTAAGATCACCTGCCGCTTCTGCTTGTGCTCTTGCACTGCGTCTTTCTGTTAACGCTCCGGTCCTGTTAAGAGTTTGATAGAAAATCAACGATTCATTTAATTCTTCTTGCGTGGCACCTAAGGATAACAAACGTTCTCTCTGACCGCCGAGAGCACCTAGTAATCTGTTTGTTTGTCTAGCACCTTGAGCAACAGTTCCGCCGAACGCAGCTAAATCCTGTGAGCTACTGCTTATTACACTACCATACTCACTGAAAGTTAAACCTGATCTAGCTACTTGAGATCTTAGTTCTGCAAGCGAATAACCAAATGTAGCACCGCTCGAAGCAAGGTTTTGGAATGTTTCAAAACTGTTATCAAGTAGGCCAGTTACTGCTGATAGTTCTCTACCAAACCCTGGCATATGTCCGGCAAAATCAGACATACGAGTCGTGCCACTTGCTAATTCTCCTGCTAGACCTCTTAAAGAATCACCAAGAGCATCGAATGCCTTTTTCGGCATTTCTTTTAGAGAATCGGCAGCCGACGAAGCAGCTTTTCCAAGAACACCTAATTCTTCTCCGGCTTTACTGGACTTTTTTGCAACTCCGTCGAGTTTTTCGTTTATTTTTTGGGTATTAATGCCCTGGGCCTTTGCCATTGCTTCAAAGGTTTTTTTGAGCTCTAGCAGAGTAGCTTCAGAGGCAACTCCGTTTCTGCCTACATTTTTAATTTCAACTTCATCTACCACTTTTCAAAATGCTCCAGATAAGGGTATATAAATACTCAGTATTTAGCAGGAGTAAATCATGGAACCGCAGCAGGGAAATCCGCTTCAAAAGTATTTTAGACAGCCTAAAGTATATCTAAGATTGCCCAGTAATGGCAAATGGTATCCTGAGGGATCTCTAGAGTTTACAGAATCAGGAGAATTTCCTGTTTACGCTATGACTGCTAGAGACGAGATAATGATCAAAACGCCAGATGCTCTTATCAACGGCGAAGCAACTACTAACGTTATAGAAAGCTGTATTCCAAACATAAAAAATGCCTGGCACGTTCCTTTAATTGATCTTGATGCAATACTGCTAGCAATTAGAATCGCTACATATGGCGAAACTATGAGCATTTCTGTAAACACTCCTGTTACAGGAGAAGAAAAAGATTTTGAAGTTAATCTACAGAACCTGCTAGACGATTTTTACTCAAAAAACTATAACGATGTAGTCGAATTGCCTGACATGAGAATTACTATAAAACCGTTATCGTATAAAAACTTTACAGAAACATCATTAAAAACATTCGAAGAACAACGATTATTTGCTGCTGTAAGCAACGAAGATCTGCCAGAATCTGAAAAACTACAGACTTTTAACAAAAGTTTTAAAAAACTAACAGAAATCACAATCTTTACTCTTGAAAAAAGCATAGTTTCAATCGACACTGATTCAGAAACTGTTACTAATCCTGACTATATCACAGAATTTGTACAGAATGCTGACAAAAACATGTTTAAAGCTGTCACGGAACACATCGAAAAAGAAAGAAACAAATTTTCTGTTCAGCCCTTGAAAGTAGAAGCAACTGAAGAAGAAATTGAGCAGGGAGTTCCAGAAACCTATAATGTCCCAATCAGTTTTGATCAAGCAAATTTTTTCGAATGAAAATACTGAGTCTCAGTGTGACCGAAATACTGGGATTAACTAAACAGCTTGACAACGACGTCCTTCAGATCAAAGATAACCTAATAAAAATGTGTTGGCATATGAGAGGATCTCTCTCATTCGAAGAGGCTTGGTCGTTGGGTGTTGAAGAACGAGATATTATACAAAATCTAATTAAAGAAAATCTAGAAACTACCAAAAAGACAGGCATACCATATTTCTAATTCTAGAAATTATTACTTTACTAACCTACACGCTTTCACCTAGATTCAAAATACAGTATATCTTATCTATTAAAATATCTACTTCGTAGATATTAGTTTTCGCTATCGCTCAAACTGCAACTTTCTTTTTTAATTGGTAACATAAAGCACGAAGTGCGTTTTAATATCATCTAGATAGTGAGGTCATAATTCGCCCGTAAAGGGCGAAACTATGGTATTCTACATC